TTCTCTGCTGGCAACGTGCAGAAGATGGTTCGTGTGCCTGATGTCCAACTAACCGCGTTATCAGAATTGCTAGACTGCAATATTGTGGTACGAGCCAAGGTTGTACCAGATGCAGTGTAGGTGCCAATACCAATCTCAAAGTCAGTTCCATCCGTGCAAGCATAATAAGTAGTATTACCATTACCTATTTGGCTAAACGCCTCAAAGCCACCTACCGCACCAGCAAGAGTATATGTGCCAGTGCCTGTTGTGGTCGTTGTTTCTTTCACGCGATCTTTCAGAACAAGAGCCATTACTTCAACTCGATTGTAAGATTCCCAGCGTTGATACGGAAGATATCCCCCGTAGCAATAGTTTTGTTCGCGTCTAGCGCACCAACAAACAGAATGTTACCGCTTGATGCTGCATCCACAAGAAAAGCATGTGTCACAGTGTTGCTGGTTCCAGTTGACGCGGGAAACTCGATGTTGGCCGCATTGGTCACTGTCTGTTGGTCTGCGCTTGAAGAAGCTAGTGTCCAGTTTGCCGCTGTAACTTGCTGCCGCGCATATGACCCAAAGGTCGCTTCTGTTAAAGAACCGGCTTCTGCGTCAGAAACCGCCGTTGCCAAGCCAACATATATGCTGTCGCCTGGTGTTGAGAATGAACCAGCATTATTCTTAAAAATAAAACTAAGTATTTTATTCTCAAGGTAAGTGGTTGCTGCGTTGCTTGTTGCCATTTGTTACTCCTAAGTCCTTGGCTTATCTGGTAAACCTCTACGATACGCATCTGAGTTTTCTCTGGCTTCTGCCAAATCTTTTAAACGCATTAATTCTTGTGAGAACCGCTGTTCATACAGTTGCATCATATCTTGCTCACCCTTCATGTAAGTATACGCTTCTACAAGTGAGCCGTAAAGAAGAGCGTTAGGGGCGTTCTCGCTCAACCAGGATGTTCCTGAATCTGACCCCGCAGTTATGCTGGCAGGCCTGTAATAATAATGCAGTTCAACTGTGTAGTTGCTGTCTGGTGTGGGCCCTACAATGAAGTTATCTATATCAAATATACCATAATATTTTGGAACGCCGTTTGCGCCTTTGTCTAAATTGTATTGTTGAACAAAGTTAACGTCTTTCAACAATAAAAAATCTTGACTACCTGCGGTGGTAATTTGCAGAGAAAATGAGGCAAGATAATCAGAAGGAACAGATAGAAACGGGTCATTGTTGCTTAACGCAGATGTAGCGTTCTTGCGAAACAGCTCAAGGTCAACAAGTGTAAAAATACGATCTTCCGCACCACGAATAAAAACAGGCAGGTTTGTAACGAAAGATGTTTCAGTGTTTTCTGAAAAGTCTTGTATAGCTTGTTTTAGTTCTGCGTATGTGAATGACATATTACTTACTCGCTATACTATTGTTATGTTTCCAACCATACTACTGTGATTAGTGCACTGATACACTAATGATGTATCACTTGGTTCGTGCGGCACAATAAATTGCGTCAACCCAGAAGTGGAGTTATAATTTTCTGTAACACCTGTTGTAAATGCAGAGCCTCCATTGGAAGTTCTTATCTGCAAAGGGTGACTTCCTACATTAGACGAGTTGTCTATTAGGTAAGTATGGCCTTTATAAAAAGTAAAATTTGGATTGTCTCCTGAAGTTGCTCCAGGGCCAGTAAAAGTAAAGGCACTAGACCCATTGACGCCCGCCGTGTATTTAGTAATAGGGCCACTAACTTCATCATTTAGTCTTATCCAAACCCCACCGTGAGCAAAATACATGCCTCCATTTGCATGAACGTGAGCAATTGCACCATGATAACTTGAGGCACTGGGCAAATCAGTCAGAGCAGCATAGTAGAAAACAATCTTATTAGCACCAGAGCTAACGTCAATAACACCATTTGTGTCAATGATGTCTGTCAGCGCAGTGCCGTTACCTAACGCATTATAAATTTCGTTGAAGTTATCGTTTATCTTGTCAGCACCTGCACGAAGGGTATCGCCAGTTCCGTCGTTTGCGCTTGACCCAATTCCTACTGTTTGTTTAGCCATTTAACCCTCGTCAAAAGTCTTAGTTGCCGAATCTAGTGTAACACTTGTTGAATCAAAAGTTGAGGCTGTTGTAGGAGCAGTGCTCGTGCCGTCCCCAACAGTTGCTACCTCTCCACCCCCGCGAATATTTCCAACTGTAGCAGTCTCACTAGGAATTGAAAAAGTATACGTATTTTCGTCAACTACTGTAATCGAATAACCTGTTGATAATTCAAGGTTTGCTTTTGTAAACCCGTCAAAACCATTCACTTTTCTAAACCTTACTGAATCAGCAGTGCTTCTCCCGTGAGAGGGCTCAGTCACAGTTATGATACTTGACCCAGATGTTCCGCTTTTAAAACAATCAGGAGTAAGTAATCGTATAACCGAAGGCTCTGTTCTATCAACCTTTGCTAATCTCAAAGCTTGAGGATCAGAGGCCTGTCTTCGGGGGTTTAATTGTGGGTGTTTGGGTTCAAACTCATCTGGCCCCACTGCTGCTCCAGTCCATTCAATTTTCATTGAAGAGTACGGATACCTGAACCCCGACCTATCTGAAATAAAATAAGCTTTTTTACCAGAAGCAAAAGAGGGCATTAGTTCACCCTCAAATATTGATAATTAGGAGCAATGTTAAAAGAAGAACGATCTCGGTCCTCTGACCTAGCTCTTTCAAACTCTTCGTCGTAGATAGCTTTTAAAAGCTGTACTCTTTCTGGAGCACGTTTAATAGAAACATAATAAGCTAAGCCCGCAGCTAAACAAGGATAAAACCTAAAAGGCATGTCGAGAGTATTGTCTAACTTATCCGCATCATCCATGCGAATAAGAGCATCATAAATAATCGTGTCTGTTGCATTCTCAGGGGCGTTGTACAAAAATATTTTAGGAGTAACTTGTCTATCTAAAAAAAATTGACTAGGCCTGCCCTCTTGAGTTTTATCCGGGAAAACCAGATAATCTTGCCTACTTATTCTATTTAAAACTGTGTCAGAGCCACTTCTTCGACAAACAGCCGATAAAACGTCTATGACATCCGCAGATAAATCATACGAAGCAGTGCCTTTTGTAAGAGCTAATGTTCGTTGTTTGATTGTCCATTGATTCAAACCGCGATTTGCCCAATCTGCTAGAAGCAGATTGAGCGATCGCTTTGCGGTGCGAGAATCGTATCCCGTCCTAAATTCGATTCCGCACCGCTCAAAAGCTTCTTCGATATAATCATCTACTTGAAGCTCAAAGTTTTTTGAACCAGAGGTTGTCATTACTTTTTAACTCTGCCGCCCATACGCATTCTTTTTTTAGCCGCACCGCCACCTCGCATAAAAGCAGGTTTTTTCTTAGCTTTAGCCGCACCACCGCGCATCATTTTTTTAGCGGCCCCACCTTTCATCATTTTTTTAGCTTTTTTCACCATTCTTTAATCTCCTGTAAAAATCTTGGCGTTGTTTATATAAAAAACCTGCATTATAATACTGCTGTGCAATTTTATAATACCCTTTTACTCTTAGAGTATCCGAGGCTTCCTGCAATTTAGAAAGTCTCTGTAGAAATACCATACCATACGGGGTTTCAACAGTCGATTCAAACTCATTGTCCAAAAGTTCGTTGCCATCATCTTCGGGATGAAAACCCATCAAAAACATGTCTTTATTTATGAATACACCGTCAGATATTGCATGATTTAAACCATCCAGGTATTTATCCATTTCATCCACAGGAAGTGGATCAAAATCAATCAATATCACTACATCTCTGCTATCATCCCAAGTAGAAATTAAAGTGTATAAAGGTTGCCAATGACTGTCATACTTGAAAGAAAAACCTACTTTGTCGTTTGCCCAAGCTTTTTTTGCGTAAGGGCAAGCGGGTAGGTTATTATAATACTCATTGGATACTTCGAGAGCATGAGCAGACCAGTCTCTCATTTCTTTTTTGATAGCTTCTTCGGTAGCAAAGTCCATATTAACCTCAAAATTGCACTACAGAGCCGCTTGTTCTTTTTCTTCGCCCATTCATTACTGCGCCGCATCCCCTAGCAACAGCCGTGCCAGCCACTTTTTTACCACGGAAAGGACGCTTAACTGGTCCACCGTTTTCAAGCTTTGTGACTTTGGCAGCTTTTGTGTTAGATACCACTGTCTTGCCTTTTGCTCCTGCTCTCTTTTTTTTCTTCGCTGTAGATGCTCTTTCAGCTTTTGAGAGACTTCGCGCTTTTGAAGCTGGTAGGCAGCGGTCTGGGTTCTTTTTGTCCTTAGATGTACCGCACTTACCTTTGATATTGCCGGAACTATCAATACGCACCCAGTTTTGATTTAACCATTTTTTTAATTCACCCATTTTAGGCTCTTTTTTTCTTACCTAATACTCGTTTTAAAGTTTTTGCTTGTTTTGCATGAAGCTTTGATGCTTTGTTTAAGCCCTTTACAACTTTGCGAACTTTTTTCTTGTTTGACCTTGTAAGAGTCATTTTCCTTTTCTCTTTCCGCCCTTGGACTTTTTAGCATAGTTAGGGTCTTTACAATACTTAGATGCGGCAAGGTTGGCGTATGCACTTGGATATGTATCAAAGGTGCGCTTTGCCCAAGCTTTACCTTCAGGGCAAATCTTGCTTCCTTTTGATTTTCTTGAGGCCGCACCACCTTTTCGGAAATAACTTAAACCTTTTGGCGTAGGATTTGATTTCATTTTTTTACGGCCCTTCATTGGAGGCTTGGATACTTGGTTTGCGAGTTGCCCACGCGATATCGTCATTTACCCTCTCCTGTAGGTAAAAATCCCATAGTTCAGCTAAAAGCTTATGGTTTTGATCAACTTTTACTGAAATAACCGCAGTTTCTGTTTTCAATTCAACAACAGAAAAAGCAATCCAGCCTATAAAAGCCAAACTCGCCCCACTTATTAAGGTGCTTACATTTAACATTTCCATCTCCGGCGAGCCTGACGTAAGCGACTATTTGGATTTTTTGCTGCTTTTGGAAATTTCTTCATTTGTCCCGCACTCCGAGCACAAAAAGATTTACGTCGTTTAGCGTCCTTGGACCCTTTTTTTACCTTACCTGTAACTGCGGTCTTTAATTTTGACCCAGGGTTGGCTCTTCTGTAAGCTGCAACACCTGCTTTAGTCATTCCCGCCCCAGATTTAGTGGGGCGGAAATTTTTCTTATTTCGAGCAGGCATTTTATCTTTTTTACGCTCTGCCATTACATTCTCATCAGTTAAAGAATATTGTAGCTGCAGTAATATTTGTAAGAGTGCTTACGAAAATATCACTTACACGAATTCCTTCTGCGGGAATATTCACGGAGTGAGTCGTAGACGCATTAAAGTCCAAGTCTAAAACTGTCGAACCGCCACTGGCATCAGTGATAGTAAGACGAGGCGTCCCAGACGCGGTCTTCAACTGTATCTGACGAATACGAGCGGGGCCTACAGCCAAAGATCCTGTGCCTGTTATCCGTTTTGACCTTACATCAGAATCAGCCATCTAAGCCTCCTATTAAGCTGTTGGTGAATCAGAAGCAATACCAAAGAACTTCAGAGCAACCACGCCGCCCGCACCCGCTGTGCCGGAGATTACAACTTCAACTTCGTCAGCAGTCTCAGTAGCAGCGGTTGTTGTTCCGCCAGACATGCCAAGAACACCGTTACAAGGGAAGAAACCCTTAAAGCCTGTTGAGTTAATAGCCACAGAGATACCGTCCACGAAACCATCTGTGTCCGCATCTGTGCCAATATCAACCAAGTTTACGTTGTTAGCCGCAGCACTTGTCACTGTGATGGCAACGCCCATGGGTATAAAGTTTGATGGAATTGCAATTGATGCTTCTTTATGAGATGTGCCAGTTGCAGCAATTGTGATTGAGGTGCTGTAAGTAGACAAAGTCATTTCATTAGTAAGACCACCAGTTGTAGCGTTCTTAATAATAGCTTTGAACCCGTTTTCTGAACGAACGGGACCGTTAAAAGTAGTATTAGCCATGTACGTCTCCTGTCTTGGCTAGTGTCAACCCCCCGATGGAGTTGTCAGGATAATTAAGTATACAATAAAAAAGGGCGACTGCAAAGTCGCCCTTCTGTGTTTCAAGAGAAACTGTTTTATGCTCCAGGTGTAGCGAACACGCAACGCCAATCAGAGACACCAAAGCTGTAACGCTCACGAGCTTTAAAACGAGTGTTTCCTGTATCAAAATCACCTTCAAGAGCAGTTTTGATAGGAGAACGATTAAACATTTTAAAACCGTTAGGTGCATCTGTTTTGATGAAAAACGCATCAGTGTCTGTTAGGAAGTGGTTAACCACTGCCCCTTCAGGCAACATGCCCATGTTTTTCATTGCATTTGCATCATTGTCCGCTGTACCCGAACGAAGATTTGAGTTGATAACACGCTCTGCAATAAACTGAAGTTCCTTTGGAATAATCAATTTAGTGCCGCGTACAG